TTTACGGTCTAATAGTTTTTGATAGGGATGTTTCCTCATTATTCTTGGCAGTCGCACTGTGGTTCTGGTTCATTTAACAGTTGCTGCAAGTAATTATCAACGTCTTCTTTATCCAGTGCAGCGTATGCATCTGTCTTATCTTGTACGTCTCCCATTACCTGAAGGCTGTAGTAGAGGGAAGTCTGGGGTGAATCCAACCACTCTTCGACGAATGCGTTATCGTATTCTACAACATCACTCCAAGAGTTAAAGCTGTAGCCGTGAAGAAGTCCCGTAGTTTGGTAGAGTTTCATGAATTCGTCGGCTACCTTTTTATAGGCATCCCAACCAACTTCACTGGCAATCTCTACATCGCCATAGTTATATGTTTCTACTCCGAATGTACCGCTATCTCTATCGACAGTACGGCTAATTGGAGGAGCTATTTCTGGTGTGCAAGTGTATCCGTCTAGATCCTTGCTGCGATAACTGCAACTTGCAGTAGGTGCTATAGCAAACGCACGCACCATTTTATGAGAGTGAGCTACTTGTGTAGCCATGTTAACACCATGTCTGATGTTATCAGCTAAGATCCAAGCCTTTGTATGCTTGACTATACCTGTATTGACCTGCTCTAAAGCATCGCCAAATTCAGCATAGGTTATCTTGTATCTCTTTAATAAGTTGGCTAGTCCTAAGACACCAAGACCAACTTGTCTGTCAACCTTAGGGTTTAGGTACTCGCCAGAGCGGTCAACCCCTGTTCTTGCATGGAGACTGCACAACTCTGACATACCGTTAAAGTAAGCAGTGGAGATATCTTCAATGTTACATGCTCCGAGGTTGATGTGTTCCAAGAGGCAGGTTCCACGTGAGAACAGCCTAACTTCAAGACAGACATTTCCGTAGATTCTTTTTCCGTCATTGTCATATGCTATTTTGGTAAGCCAAATGTCCCCTGACTTGATTCCGTAGAGGATAGCGGATTTAACTTCTTCAGTTGCTGCTTCCCACTTTTCTCGATCAAGGTTGACGCACCTTTTGATCCAAGGGAGTTCAGATCTAGGAGTTTGCACGAACTCAATAATATCGGCGTGGTCAATATCAAGGTGAGCGACAACAGCCCCGTTCTTGTAAATACCGCCTCTGCGAAGTGTTTCATTTAAAGTTGAATAGATTTTTGCGAATGATACTGGGCCGGAAGCTGTTAGCCCCTTCCCATTTTCAGACCCTTTAGGTCTTAGGTTACTTAAGTGTACTGCACACCCTGCACCAAAGCGTAAGGCATGAGAAACGAATCTCCAGCTTGCTTCGATACCGTCCTTACCTTCCATGCTGTCTTCGACGACGTAAACCGTGCATGACACGGGAAGGCGTGATTCTGGGTTATCCAACCATGATTGGACCCGACCAGTGCGGGAGATAAGTTCTGCGGTCATTTCAAACTAAGTCTGTTAAAGTTGGTGGTTTGTAGTTTGGTCCTTTTAAAACCTTGCCGTCTTCTCTATAAATGGGATGACCATCTTCATCAAGTTTCGACATATTGCTTTTGTGTACTCTATCTAAGGCTTCATCAAGAAACCAATTCATATTGTCAGCGTATTGGTAGCATACATATACTAGATCAGCTAGTTCTTTCAGTGCTTCTGCTGGGAATACTGGGTTGTTACGGAATAACATACCTTCAGCTTCAAGGAATTCTTTAAACTCCTCAACGATCAAATTCTTTTGCTTGTTTCTGGAGGGTAGACTCGTGCTGTTCTGTATCCCGTAGTGGGATCGGAATTCCTTCGCCTGCTCTGATAGAAATGTCTTCTTCATGGGTGAGTTCGTTTTCTAAATAATGGATTGCTTTTTCTAGATCTTGTATCTTGCTATCCTTGTAACCTGCTCGGCAGATATACTTAATAGCATTACCTAAGTGGAAGTTGAGTTCTTGTTGTCTAATAAAATCCCAAACATCAACTGATCCACGTTGGTAGTAGTCTGGTCCTTGGGCCATTTTGCGAGTAGATTTGTTACACAGTTTGATAATACATAGCACTGCTCTTGCAATGCCATGAGTAATATTATTATATCTTCTTTACTAGTCTCTGGTTTCTTTAATGCATCATGTATCTGCCTTAACTTCAGATCCTGTTCCATCGTCAATTCTGTAATTGGCGGCGGGGGACCAGAGTTTCGGTTCTTTTTTGCTGAAGTCATAGTCATCTACTGTAAGGATACGTGCCAGTCTAGCATTCATTAATGCCGTTTCTTCATCCAACCCCTTGTCTTTGAAAGCTTTCAGCACAGTTTTCCAACTGTATCCGTGTTCTTCAAATAAAGCAGTTGCACGTTTAACTCCCAATCCCGGTACTCCACTGTATCCATCAGTGTTGTCTCCAGAGATTGACTGTATTAAATGCCATCTTGGACCATCGACTTCATTGATGAGAGTGACCTCATCCATGTTATATAATTTTCCCGGTATCTGTCTCATGTCCTTATCAGGGGAGCATATAACATTACCCGGATATTTTGTACTATAAATACCCATGCTATCGTCTGCTTCAAGTGTCGGCATGATAATTACTTCATACCTTTCCTTTAGTGCGTTGATAACACGTTTATAGCCGCATGGCTTCTTACGATTACGGTGACCTTTGTAGGACTTCTCGATTTCCTTGCGGAAATTCTTAGAGTCAGAGAAGAATAATACAAGCTCAGGCACGTCCCAGAGGAAGTGATTCTTGATCTTGTTTATCTCTCGTACAGTAGCGTTTAATGCATCTGTGAACCTGCTAGTAACTACAATTACGTCATCACCGAAATCTATTTCTGTCTCTGCTGCTGCCGTTGCCTTATAGACAATGAAGTCAGCATCAATAAATAGTTTCATATGGTGGTTAGTGGACTTCTGCCCAATTTTTACCTGACTTTGACTCCGCTGCAATAGGAAGTCTCAGGTTATAATATTCGCCAGCTTGTACAGCGGTTAGTTCTAATAAGAACTTTAAATCATTCACTGATGCTGGTATAGTTTCATACTGTAACTCGTCATGTATAAAACCAAGTTGATGAGAGTGGTTATCTAACTGTGCGTCAGCTAGTACCATCCATCTCTTTGCTATGATCGCCGCCGATCCTTGTAAGAGGTAGTTGAGGGCGACGTGCCCTTTGTCAACGCTGATATTACGACCGTCGAGTCCACGGACGAAACCTCTTTCCGCAGCCCGTTTAACAGCTTGAAGCAAATCGGAAAGACCCGGAATGGCATCAACAAACGCTTTGCGTATTTCTTTACCCTTTCTTTTTGATTGAGTTTCCCCAAGGCTACCATCGAAGGATGTGCCGATCTTTTGGTCTCCTGCTCCATATAAGAATGCGTATGTAACTGTTTTAACTTGTCTTCTACTAATGCCAATTTTATCAGCATTTTCTTGGTGGATGTCCCCGTTAAGTAGGATATCTGCGTACCTACCGCCGTCGTAACGTGCGAGATAATGAGCGAGCATCCTAAGCTCAATGCCCGAAAGATCAGCACCGACCATAACCAAATCTGGTGAAGCTGTGAACAAACGTCTAAATCTTTCATCGCTAGGAACTTGGCTTAAGTTGGGATTACGGTGTGATGCTCTATGAGTAGCACAACCTACCGAACAATGATGATGTATACGACTAGATGTCGTAACAAGCTTCTGCCATGCGTTCTTTCCTTCTGATATCATCCCAAGCTGCTTGGTCAGTTCCAGACAACGCAGAAAAGATAGGGATATATCCGTCCCAATGTCCTTTAATACGGTCTCGTCTATAACCGCCTTCTCTGAGGCAGTCAGCAATGCTGGTTTCCAATTGCAATGTGTCTTGAGTATCCATGCTATATGGTCTCTTGATGTAGGATTGAAAATTTTGAGTCGGGTACTTTGAGCACCTTTGACATAGCCTTGGGTCCTATTATCTCGCTTAGGAGTGAATAGTGATCCGGCAACGAAAGGGAACCTGTTGCGAAGTAACTTATGAGTTTCTTCAAGCTCTTGTCTGAGAGTTGATTCAAGTTCCCGTGCAGAGCGTTCATCAAAATACCATCCATGGTTTTCTTGTTGCGTTAGTATGGTGGCTACCTGATGTTCTAACGTGATCCATTCAGGTAAGGGGTGAAATGTTTCCATAAGCGTCGAGTGACGTTTACATCTTGTGTGCAGTAATCCTCCATCTCTTGTGACCACTCTTTCCAATCAGTGTCCTTACTAAAGGCACCTTTGTACTCGCCTAATCTATACCCGTATGCTTCGAGTGAGTGGCGACCGTAGAGTTGTAGAGGCATGTGTTTCCAATTCTTGACCTTATCTATAGACATAAGTCTGCTATGATAGAGCCTGCTAAGTAGAAGGGTATCAACGATAACACCAGTGGGACGAAAGAAGGGATAAAGCTTCCTAATAAGGGGCAAATCATACCCAATAATATTATGCCCAATGATGTAATCAGCTTGTTGGATGTACTGTATTGCTGTAGTGATAGGACTTGAAAGACCTTTACCGGGACACTGGTCATTGTATGCGAATGTCTCTTCCGCTGCTGTGTCATAGTATGATATGCAATGTATTTCAGTGGCATCCTTGTATAGCCCATTAGCTTCAAGGTCAAAAATTATTCCTATTTCTTTTTCTGCCATGTATAAGTCTTATCGACAAACTTGGCTTTCTTAACTTGTTGTTGGGTAGGTGGATTAGGTTTCTTCAAGTAGGTGTACCATGGGTGTTCATATCCGCTGCCTTCAAAAATCCGAGGCTGGGTTGAAAACTGATGATTCTTGAGTTTCATATTCAGTAAACCGTGATGTGTTTAAATCAAATTTTATTTTTCCAGCGAAGCCAGTCTCACCACTATAACGGTTCTTAACAATTCTAAGAGTCGCAATGTCTCGTTCAGT